GCCGCCAATCTGCGCCCACGGCCGCGATCTTTTCCATAAGGTCCACAAGGCCGCGATTCACGTTGAGTTCGTCGTCGTAGAACATGAAGCCCCGGACGCCGTAGGTATCCGCCATATGGCGCATTTCCGCAACCACGTTGTCGGCGGATCGCATCCGGATATGGCGCAGCGACGGGCTGTTACGCCCGGCGCAGAAGCCGCAGCCGAATGGGCAACCAAGCTGGGCGATCAGAGACAGCGCCGGCACCCCGTCTATGGTATAGCGGTACGACGGAACGTCAATCAGGTCGCGGGCGGGCCACGGCGCGAGGTCGGGCTTAAGCCAATAGGGCGAATGGCGGTCGTCGGCGTCGATCAGCGGCGGTGCATCATGCTGTAAAGCCGGAAATACCGCTGTCTCTCCGTCGCCAGCGACCACGCAGTCAAACGAGTGATAAATCGCATCCAGCGCCGCCATTCCGCGAGACCGGCGGCCCCTTTTCGTCTCGCGTTTGGCCGCTGCGGATACCAGTGTTCCGTGCGGTCCGCCAAGCACAAGTCTACGGCGGCTTGATTTTCCCTGACGTAGGGTCCGGGCAATGGCCACCGCTGCCGGAAATTGGGGCGTCGTAGCGGTGACTGCGAAGACTTCCGAATCGCTGGTTGCCGCATGGGTTGATACGACTTCCACATAATTGGACACTCCCGACAGGTCCAGCACTTCGACCGGCACGCCTCCGGCACGGAGAGCGGCGGCAACCTTGAGCACTCCGAGCGGCATGAAAACCCGCTCGTCGAGCAGGAACGGCGACGGCGGGATGATCAAACAGACGGGGGTCAGAAACACAAGAACGTCAGGGCTCCGGTGCCGCCCTGAGCGATGCCGTTCCACGCCGCGGTGGCGAGCAGATTGTCGAAGATGAACTTGTCGCCCGGGGCAAGAGTGACGCAGCCCGGCCCATTGATGACTGCCACACCGGCAGTTGCTCCCGTGTAAACCCCGAGGGCGCCGAGGTTCATGGTTGCCGTCACGATTGAAACAGGGACCGTCCCGTTGTTGACGACGATCATACCGCCCGCGGTCGGGTTGCCGGGAAATACCGGACCCGAGGTGAGGCCGACCGTCGTTCCAAAGGAATACGGCGATGATTGAGTGGAATTGGCAGTGGGGGCGCTAACCATGGGGTGTCTCCGTTGCGGCCCGCACTCTACGACGATGCGACGGTTTGCACAATCTCCGGTCGGGCCGGCAGCTCGAACGGCACCGCCATTTCGCCGACATGCTGGATTTCGCGGCTAAGCTCGCGGTCGCACCAAACCCGATAGCCCTTTTGCCGGGCGACATTGCAGAAATAGGCGTCCTCCGTGGAAAATCCGTCCGGGTTGCTCATCGAGGCATATTCCCGCATCCAGCTACGCCCAAACCATGGGGCCGGCAGCGACTCGAACACCGACATTTTCACCAGCACGAGGCCGAGCCCGATGATGGCCTTTTCCACCAGCCCCGGCGGCGGGTCCAGGGAGGTTTCCTCTTCGCTCAAGGAGACCGACACCTTGTCGTAGGGCGCTGCGCGCTTGCGGTAATCGACGCCTACGATCGCGCGGTTGTGCTTCATCAGCCGCAGCAGGGCGTCGGGAGGAAACACCATGTCGGCGTCCATCCACAGAATCCACGCCGCGCCGTGACGCTGGGCCATCCGTACCAGCCTGTTGCGAGCCTGGGCGGTATCGTCGCCGGATAAAATCATCGGCATCAGATGCACATGGGGGGAGGAATGGATGGCAAGGCATAGCGCCTGAAACGCCATCGGGGCGAGCCACGTCCCGCCGGACGGAATGCAGACAGCTACGCGCTTGTTTTCAGGCATCCGACCCCCTCAGTTTTGGCTCCGCCGTCCATGTCCCACGGAATCAGTTGCTCGGCGATGTGTCCGACATCCTGACTGAGGTCCAGATCGGCCCACACCTTGTAGCCGAGGTGACGCGCGTAGCCGCAGAAATAGCCGTCCTCGGTGGAGAACCCGGACGGATTGTCGGGGGTGGCGTGTTCGAGCACCCACATGCGCAGAAACCACGGGCGCATCATCTTTTTCAGCACATCGGCGCGGATCAGCATGAGGCCGAGGCCGAGCATCGAGACTTCGACCATGCCGCGGGCGGGCGCGGACGGGTCGATGGGCTTGCCGATTCTCGGAAATGGCGGCGCGCGCCGGCGGTAGTCCGCCCCCACCACGTCAACGTCGCGCTTCAGCAGGCGCAGCAGGGCGTCCGGGGGCATGATCATGTCGGCGTCGATCCACAGCAGATAGTCCGCGTCCTCGTCAAGCGCGGCGGCGGTCATCTGGTTGCGTGATTCGGCGGTGTCCTGGGTGCGGACGTTGATCGGCATCAAGGTCACATGCGGCGCCGAGTAGGCGCCGAGCGACATGACGTGAAAGCCGGTCAGGGATTTCCAGGTGTCGCCCGATGGGATGCACAGGGCGACACGAGGTTTATCAGACGGGTGCCTCATACCAGCGCAAGCTAATGTTCCAGGTCGAGCCGGTCAAGATATTGGCGCCGACCCACAGCGCTGTGTTGGGGGCAATTCCGACCGAGCCGTCGAAATCGTAATGCAGCAGGTTCGAGGCGAACGTCGCGACCGTGGTGGTGGTGGTCGAGAAGTAGCTGAACGGCAGCGGCATCAGGAACGTCGAAGCCAGCGTGGTGGCGGCGGAGGGCGTGAACCTCATGGCCGATGGCGCGGTGTTGCCGACGATCGCCGCCAGCGGGGCCGCCGACGTGAAGGCCGAAATGCCGCCGGTTGCCAGCGCCGAGCCGGCATTCGGGGTGTAGGACAACGCCAGCGACGACACCGCCGGGGTGCCAACGGTAACGAGGCCGAGGTCCAGCGCGATCAGGATGGCGTTCTTGCCCGATCCGGCCGGATTCCACAGACCGAAGGTCTGCGCCGTGGTGGAGTAGTTCGGCGGGACCACGCCACCGGCCGCGGTGGCGCCGATGAATGCCTGGTTGCGATATGCCTGCGTGTAGTACTTGCCGTGCAGTTCCGCGACGACGCCTTCGCCCTGCTTGCCGCCTATCATTGCGGTCGGAGTAACGTCCGGATTCGACGTGGGCGATAGACCCGGGGTGACGTAGAGGGTAGCCATGTTCAAACTCCTTTATGGGCCGGCAGAGAGTCCACGCCGGTCAGGTGTCACCCGGTACGGGTGTCGGATAGCCGAGCGATTGGGCTATGTCGTTGCGAATGAGCGCGAGACTTTCGGCGGCGTTCTTGCCGCCCTGGTCCTGCTGGATGAGTTGCGAGATCACCCGCAACTCGACATTCGAGAGATTGGAAGTCTGTGTGGTTCCGCTGACGTAGGAGGTCATGCGACTCGTCCTTGAATTGTGAAGGTATCGGTGGCCGCGGCGACCACTGCGGCCGAGGTTGCGGTCGCAGCTCCAGCGCCCGCGACGGTGATCGTCGGGGTTGCGGTGTAGCCGAAGCCGTAATCGATGAGTCCTATGCCGGTCAGCGTTCCGCTGCCGGTCAGCGCCACCGAGGTCAACTGGCAACCCGTGAGAGAAACGTTGGGCTGGAACATGGCGAGCATTCCGCCCGGCAGGTTGGTCGGGTAGACGAGGCCGGGGGCGGGCCATGCCGCGGCGGCGGTGCCGGCGATCGGAGAGCCCTGGTAAGACGGCGGTTGCGGGATGACGTAGAAGTTCGGAGACGACGCATACCCGGCCCCGGCCCGAACCATGGTGATGGCGGTCACGGCGCCTGCGGCGGAGATCGTTGCGACCGCGGTGGCCTGGATGCCGCCGGGCGGCGGTGCGTCGATCATGATGAGCGGCGGAGCGAGGAAGCCCGATCCGGCCTGGGTGATGGTGGGGGCGGCGACTGAGCCGCCGACGATCGGGAATGCGCTAGCGGTGGCGATCGCGCCAACCGGCGAGGCCGTGAATGTGATTGTGACGCCGGTCGCGGTGGAGCCGATGCCGTTCGCGGTCGCGCCGCTGCCGGCGCCCGTGATGGTGGTTCCGGTCACGGTCCCGGTGGTGTTGATTACCCGGAAGTTGGCGGGATCGGACGATACGTCTCCCGTGGTCAACAGCAGCGACCATGTGAGGGTGTTCGGGTTGAACCACTGTACTTGGGTGGTGGTGCCGCACGTCACCAGCCAAAGCCCGGCCGGCAAAACGTAGGTGCCGCCGCCGGGCAACGAATAGGTGCCATCCCCGTTGATCGGGCTCTGGAGCGGGAAGGGAAAAACGCCGCCGATGCGGGACATGCGCGCCTCAGATGTTCAGGAATTGCAAGCCATCGATCTTTGCGTGGGCCTTGCATTTCACATTGACGAGCTCAAGCAGCGACAGGATGGCGCTGATGTATCCGAACTGATTGTTGGGGAGCGTCGATTCGAAGCCCGTGAAGGCGAAAGCGGCCCGCTCGTGGAGAAACAGGCTCAGATAGTTGGTGTTGATGATGTAGAGCGTGCCTTCGGGGGCATACGGATCGGCGTAGAACGGGATGCCGGCGATGTCGAGGGCTTGGAAGCTCGAATGGCCGACGAAATCCGCGCTGTTCAGCCGCTCTGCCGGATTGATGTTGTAGCGCTCCTGCGGGGTGAAGTCCTGCGCGAGCAGCGTCCATGTCCCGAACCCCATGATGCCGATCGACGGCATCTCGCCCGTGGTCTTGCTGACCTGGGCGATGTACTGGAGCATCAGGTTTCGGGTCGGGACGGTGGCGCCGCCGTTGTGGACGTAGGTGGATTTCCAGAACTGGTTGGTCGTTCGCGGGATGCCGCCGTAGTTGGCCGAGAAGGTGCCGTCGTCAATCGCGGCTGGTAGACCAATAAGCTGCTGGGTGTTGGCGACGTTGTTGTAAAGCGTAGTGGCGAAGGTGTCGATCGTAACATTCGTCGCGTCATTCATCCTCGCGTCGATCAACGGGACAATCGAATAGTCGAGTTGCACCAAGCCCTCGAAGCCGAGGAACGGGATCGGGGTGCAGTAGGCTTTCAGGTTGAACTCGGCGTTCTGGATGCCGGGCTGGATGCCGGGTTGATTGAACGAGCCCGAGTAATCGACCCACTGGCCGCTCACCATCGGGGCGCCCTGGAGCGGCGCGGTGATCGGCGACAGGCCGCCGGAGGCGACTTGCGCGTGGGAGAGCAGCGCCGCCATCATGGGCGCGCTCTTCCAAAGCTGCACGTACACGCGAGGCATGAAGCCGCGGCGGACGACGGCGGACAGTTCGTTGGCGATGGCGCCCTGTGCGGGGATGATTCCGCTACCAAATTGCGGCAATTACCGCTCCTGCTGCGCTCCCGCTATACCCTGACCCCCGAGCGCTTCTTGAACTCGGTGATCACCTGGTAGGCGGCGTTGTGCGCAGCAGTGTTGGGGTTTTTGGCGAACTCTGCGAACGGAATCGGCTTTCCGTCGCGGCCGTTTACGGTGGGAAATTCCCAGGTCGAGCCCATCCGCTGATCTTCGGGCGGGCCGTCCATCTGGTTTACGGGCGGCTTTTCGTGAGCGTAGAGCACGGCGGCCTGGTTGTAGTCGAGCGTTCCGCCGTGGCGGTCGATGATCTGCTTGATTTCCTGGGTCTGCTCGGTCGTGTAGCGACCATCCTCGATCAACTTCTCGCGCTGGCGATCGAGCGCGCGCTGCATTTCGCGCGCCTGGTTCAACTGATCCTTCTGGGCGATCTCATTGCGGAGCGCCGCAAGCTGGGCCTCGTGTTTGACATCCGTAAAACTGGCCGCGCGGTCGGGGAATTTGTGCTCGACCAGCTTCGCCACATAGGGGCGGGTCTTGGGATCGTGCGAAAGCTCCATGAACATGTTCGACAGGTCCGCCATTTCCTGGGGGCTCAACTGCCGTTTCGGTGCCATGTGCTCGCTTTCCTGTTTGGTGGGGCCGGTACTCACGGGAGGAGTAGTATTCCGGCCCCTGATGCGCCGGGGCGCAACTGCTTAGATCGGACGGCCCTTGACGGCGGTCGGGCCGCCGCGTTCGAGGGTCATCTTGTTGTTCTGGAACTTCGATTTGTCGGCCGAGGTAAAGCCGCCAAAATCGGAATAGGTCGGCGGATTGCGGAACTGACCGTCCTCCATCTTGCGCTTGGAGAGATCGGACGACGGCACCTTGGTGGGTCGAAGAAAGTCCTGAGCCATGATTCAGTCCTACATTTCGCCCATGCCGCCGCCGGGTGGCGCCATTGCGCCTGGGCTAGGGAGTGGCGCGGATGCTACACCGGGTGGTGGGGCTCCCGCAAGTGGGCCACCAACGCTTGCGCCCTGCTGGAGCATTTGGCGCTTTGCGGCCCCGGAGGTTTCGGGCGGAGCGTCCTTTACGATGGTGTTGAGCGCGGCCAAAGCTCTGAACAAGGCTTGCTGTTCTTTGGAGCCGGCCGGAAAAGCGCTGAGGTAGCCCGTCAACGACGTGTGGCACGTCTTCACGCCGGTCATTGCGTTTGCGAGGTTGCCGGCGCCGCCGCCCGGGGAAACCATAGGGCTTCCGCCCGGTCCTCCTGGTCCGCCGAGTGGAGACTTAGGCGCGCCGCCCGGCATGGGCATCGGCCCGCCGCCACCACCAGCCATTGGCATCCCAGGGATAGGCATGGAATGAACAGTTATTCGCAATAACGGTCGAGGTCAATAAAAAAGCCCCGCGGTAGCAAGCGCGGGGCTAGTCAGGGCATGCTCTCCTATGAACAGCGAAATTTGTGGTTTACCGGCGCCCGCGCCGATGACGACGACGTTTACGTGCCATTGTCTGCCTCCTATTTTGCCCTTCCGCGGGATTGCGGCGGTCTGAGTGCAGGGGAAGGCTACCGCTTCTTGCGGCCCCCGGCAAGCGCCTGCTGCATGAGTTCCGGGTGCTCCTTCATCATGCGGGCCTTCTGGCGCTGTTCGAGCCGCTGCGCGTGAATGATGTTGTCTCGGTTGGGAGGGTTGAGCATCCGGACGAAGAGTTCATTGTTGATGGCGCCGGCCTTCTTCATCAACATGGCTATCTCTTTCGACTCGTCACCGAACAGCGGGGAGTGGCTGTGCCCTTCGATCCTCATGTGGATGTCGGTTGCGATTTGTATGGGCAGGAACGGCTCCGCCTTGCCCTTCTCGTCGGGCTCCGGGATGATCGGGGTGTCGTCGTTCTTCATTTTCAGCTTCAATCCAACGTCACCTATCCGGACGAGCGACTGCTCTAGCTTCAGCGCTGTCCGCTTGATGCGTCCGCCGCCTGTTTTACGCAACTCCTGAGCATGTTGCCGAGAACGCACCCCCTGTTCGCCCCGTCCGGACAGCACCTCTGTAAGTCCTGAAGCTTCGAGGAAAAGGTTGTTGATCTGGTTGAAATCAGCGAATAGGTCCGGAGGCATCTGGGGGTGCAGTTCCTCAACTTTGGCTTGCGGCATCTGGTCGAAGAGGTAGGTGTCGGCTCCACCGAATGCCTCCATTTTCTCGTCCGTCAGCCCGAGGAAGCCTGAGCCCACCTTTGGCGGGTATGCCTGGCGCTCCAGGATGTCGGCGATCTGCTCAAGACGTTCGTTCATCCAGTCTTGGAGCGGCATCAGGGAGTCCACGTGAGCGATTCCCCAGAAATAGTTGTATTTCGTATAGGGCCGGATCACCGTGAACGGGTGGTCCTTGGGCAAAAATTCGTTCGTTGACGTGAGTTGCTGCTTTTGCAACAGCGCTTTGATCTTATCGCCGCCGGCGGCAAGCTTGGCATCGATCAGCTTCTTAGAATCGCTGATCAGAATGTCGGGGTCGCACATGATGAAGATGCGATAATCGTCCGCCTCGTCGTCCCACGCCCACAGCTCGGTGAAGCGGACCATCGAAGTGTCCACCTTGGGCTGGTAGTCGGCGAGCGGCGTGTAGTTCGGATTGACCGATCCCATGACGTTGCCGCTGAGGTTCGATCCCCCGGTGGCGGAGATGATCATCCGATTGAGAAGTTCGGGGAATGGGCTGACGAACGGTCGGTTTTCCACCGAGATTCGAGGGAGGTCGGACCCGCGGCCGGCCCGAATGAGCCTCTGAGCGGCTTCACTCCATTCCAGGAAATACGTTTCGGTGAATGCCGATTGGCTGTTGAGGTCGGCAATAGACTCGTTGAAGACGCCAAAATTCTGCGGCGGGATGAGCTTGGCGTATTGGGTTTTTTTGCTGTCGTTCCAACCCTGCTTGACGATCATGGAGTCGTAGACGAGCGACCACGGTATTGCCTCGGCGACGAGATCGCTCAGTCCGTCGTCTTGGAAATCGTCGTTCCACTCGTCCTGCAAAGCAATCGCCTGCTTAACAACAGCATCGTCAGCGTTGCGGTCGGCGGCGATGTTGTAGAAAGCATGATCGGGAGCGTATAGGAATGCGGCCACGAGGTCGATATGCGACTCAAGTCTGTTATAGCGAACCTGATCTCGGGAATCCGTCCCGAATAGAAAGTAGCGCTCACGGCGCTGGTAAAGCTGAGATCGGTCGTCGCGCGTGGCGGTGCAGGTGTCGATGATCCGTTTGACACGTTTTTCAAGGTCTTCCTCGTTGGTCGGAAAGATCATTTCTTAGGCGCCTTCGGCCACGGAGCCCAAAGCGTGACATCCGACAGGTCAACCGCAAAATCGCCGTCTGGCCACTCCTGCCAGTTGGACTCGCTGGTGTTCCAGAAAGCCGGCTCCACGCTCCGATTCCACACGACAAGGATTCTTCCATTGTCGTGCGGCGCGGTCTCCATCGGATGCCATTTGATGACTTCGGTCATGCGGCACGCTCGACCGTGACGAGGTGTCCCGGTTCAAGCCTCGCCTGCCCTCGCGGCAACGTGACTTTCCACTTCCCCACCACCAGATTGCCCGCGCCAAACGATCGCCGAGCGTTTCTCCGGGCATACTTCGGCCTTTTGAAGGATTGCGCCGGCAACACCATCGCCTTGTCGGTGTCGCCTATCAGCTCAGCCGGATAGTGGCGCTCGCCATCGCTGATAATAATCACCCGCATCATGGCCCCCGCGCGCCGTTCACGTCGCACTGAAGCGACAAGTTCAACAATCTGTTGCCCGCCCAGGCCATCATTGGACCGTTGCAGGCCCCGGTGGTTGCCGATGCCTCCAACGTGCCGTCAGCAGTAAAGATGAGCAAGATGCCGTCTTTGGCGTTGTCGTGCTGCGCCAGCACGGAATCCACCATTTCCTTGATCTCCATCAGGGCCTCCCCGCGTGCCGGCCGGCGATGTCGGTCCACGCCTGGGGGCCGGGCACCGAGCGAGACGACGGCAGGGTGCGGTTGACGGTGACCTTGCCGTTGACGGAATTTCCGACCGCTTCCGTCTCCTGGCACGTCGCGCCCGCGCTGGACGACGGCGCCGAGAAGCCCGGCGCAAAGTGCTTGACCGGCATGTCGGCTTTCGGCTGCTGGTATTTCGGCATCGCGCGACCGAGCCGCGACTGCGACGCGCTGTTTATATTGGACATTCCGTAGTCGCGGGCCAGCGATTTCAGCGTCGCGTCAGCCGAGGGGGCCAGTTTGGCGACATGGCCGCCGCCGGGAACCCACGCGACCTTGACGCAGCCGCAATATGTGCAAGGAGGGTTAGCCTTCTCGAAGCTGTGAAACACTCTCCCGCACGTTCTGTTCAAACATCTCCAATCTCTGCTCAGCATCGGCCTTCTTTGCTCCAATGCCGGGCCAATGAACTGGCCCCACGCATTTGTCGCAAACGTAGTACGGAGCCCGATTCATTACAACCGCCGTCCACTTGTCGCCCTGACAGGTCCGGCAGCGCGCCCAACTGGCATGGGCCTCCGCGCGGTGGATTTTTTCGAGCGGAGGCGGGCGCCTCTTCGGCACGTTGACCCACTCGATCGTCCACACCGGGATGCCTGACTTGACATGGCGGTTTCCGACCATCGGCCCCTTGCCGAAATTGTTGATGAATTTAACCTCGCCGTTCTCGATCATCTCGATCGCGCGACCCAACCGCTCCAGGAAGCGCGGCCCGCGGCTGACACCGTAATCTCGCAAGTCCTTGACCTCGCTCCGATGGGCGTTTGCCAGCGCGCAGATGTTCGCGACCGTGCAGCCCTGCTTGCCCCAGCGGTGTGCGGGGTCATAGCGGTACTTACGAAGGCAATTTATGATCTGCTGTTTCGTCATGGGCCAGTTGGTCCAGCCGCCAGAGAATTGCATTAACTCCAGCACGCAATAGCGCGACCTCCGAGCGCAGCTCAACAATCATCTGTTCAGTTCGGTCATACGGCGGATAGACAGGTTGAGGGGTCACGGTGCAACCTGCGTACCTGCCCACCATATCCTGTTGCGCCCGCCAATAGCGATCCTGAACCTCTCCGTACCCTAGACCTTTCGTCGGGTTAGCCTGATCTACGCTCATTGCTCACAAGTCCTTTCCTCGGTTGATGACGCAGCCGACGCCCATCTTTTCGATGTCGTCGTGACCGGCGACCATCTGCTCCATGCGCTCCGCCGCCATGCGCCAGCACTGCTCGAGATTGGGCACGCGCTCCTGGCGCTCGAAGTCCTGGCCGTTGATCGTCATGACAGTCACAATAGTGATGATGGTGGCCATGGATCACCTCGCGGTCGGCAGAGTGATGTTCTGCTTTTTCATGAAGTTCAACACCAACTGATCGATCGGCGCGTCGCCGCCGGCCGTCTCGATCGCGTGCGCGCGGGCCATCGTCATGTTGCGGCCCTTGAGGATCGGCACCATCCAGCGCCGCCACGCCTCGTGGGCGAGCGCGGCAGCGATCACCCGGTCGTCCTTCCACGCGCCCTCGGCCGCAATGTGCCCCTCGTCGCTCACCATGCGGCGCATCTCGTCCAGCAGCGGCACGCTTCTCGGAACCAAGCGGCGCAGTTCAAACGAATCCTTGAACTTCGCCATCAACTCCGACTTGTTCGATGCGGTCGTCTTCCAGTGATAGGCAAAATCCCCCTGCCCCACGCTGTCGGGCTTGCTGTAATAGAAGTGACGCATGTTCTTGAAGACGTTGCGCAAGTGCGCTTCCTCGTCAGTGACCTTCATCTCGCGGCACTTCTGCTGGAGCGCCATCAACTCCTGCCATACGGCAGTCCCAGCACCGTTGATCTCGATGATCACGCGGCAGTCCACCGGCCCATAAAAACCCGCAAGGTGCGCAAGCACCCAAGCACATTGATACGTTGACACTTGCGGCGTGCAGTATTCCGCCACCTGGACGATGCACTCAGCGAAAGCCCTCCACACGCTGATCACCGTTCGGTCCGCCTTCTCCGACGATCCCCACGCAGGATCGCAACCAATGACGTAGTAGCCATATGCCGAGGCGTGCTCCCAGATACGCAATTCCGCGCGGGTATCCTTGAAACCTTGAACTTGGGTATCTTCCCACCGGGTAGTCAACTTGTACCGATAGCCTTGAAACGGAATACGTCGGCATTCCTTGATCGCAGCCGTCAAGGTCTCGGCTGTAAAATACTTTGATCCGGTCGCCTGGAATGCGTCCTCGTCGGTCCATGGGAACTCCTGGTCCATCAACTGCTGATCGTCGTCAAATTCCTCGTGTCGCTTCCAGCGATACCACGCGATCTGCTGCAACGAGATCGTGAAGTTGTAGAGCTCCTTCACGGACTTGACTCGCCGCCGCTCCAGCGGCGTCAGCGACGAGTCCGGCATGAACTGGTAGTAGAACGGATGGCTGGTCGCAAACGCATAGCGCTCGTCCCGCCACCACCCGACGAAAATCGCCTTTACGACTTCGCTGTCTTTCGCGGATTCGTAGGTGTCGGAGAAGTGGTTGAAACCGTTCGCGGTCGATTCGTAGATTTGGAGGCGGTGCGCGTACATCGATGAAGTAGAAGACTTAAACGCTCGGATGTCGTCCTCGTTACCGTAAAAAGCAACTTCAGTTGCGTGTACGTAATTGGATGCCCCTGACCTTCCAATGCCTCCCCGACGATTCTCAGATGTGCCCGCAATGAGGTAACGGAACCTAGAGCCATTCTTGAAACTGAGGATGTTGCGATTGTGTCGCAGCTTGATTGGCTTGAACCGGAGCGTCTGCCCGCCGACGACGACTTTGCTCGGGATTTCGTCATAGAACACCTCGATCGCGGCCCGCCAGTCGTCGCGCGCCTCCTCCTTGTGGAGAATGAAGGTGCCCAGAAGTCCCTTATATTCGAACGCCCAGAACATATCGAGCGCAATGAAAAACGTCGTCATCCCGATCTGCCGCGCTTTCAGGATCACGAACGTCGTCACGCCTCGATCCAGCGCGGCCACCATCTCTTCCATCACGTAACGCTGCCCGCCAAGCAGCGAGAAGCCGATCAACCCGTAGTCCTTCGATTGCACCTTGAGCCGCGACAGAAACGTCAGAAACCGCTCGCGCGGAAACGGCGCGACCTCCGAGAACGTGGGTAACTTGAATTTCTCATCCACGCTCAAGTTCGTCCTTCTCGTGCTTCATCCAACTCACAATCTCGTCCTGGATAGCCTGCGCGAGATTTGCCACGATCCGGTCTCTTGCCTCGCTGCCCAGGCAATACCGAGCCAGCTCATGGCACTTCGCGTCGTGAGACTCAGCGAGTCGGGTGATCCGCCGCCCAGCCGGCGCAGTGGGCCGTTTCATGAATCCTCACATCCTCCCGGTCGATCCGAACCACCTTGCACCGATCCGGCCACCGCAGCATGCAGCCAAGAAACACCTCCCCGGGCGGCGGTGGCGGAAACTTGTACGTCACCGACCACTCCATGCACAGCCGCGCAACCTGCGGACCCGGCATGATCTGCTCTTCGATCGCAACCGGACAGCGCTCCTTCGCAACCAACATACGATCGACCGGCCGGATCACCGCATGCTCAAGCACAGGCTTGGCCGCCGGCGGCCGGCATCGCTCCACAACCTCCTGATAGATCGCAGGCGGCGTAATCACCGGGCCATCAATCGGCATGAAATCCTCCCGTGTTGTCGTCGGACCCGAAATACATCCGCCGAAATACAACGGCCGTCAACCGGACATTTCCGTAATTCAATCAAATATCCCAAAACCACAGCGCAGGGGTGGGATTCCACCACGGATTCGGACGGCGATCGATGCCAACGGCACCAGTCGGGTACCGCAGGCCGCAAAGATCATCCAGATTATCCACAGCCAAGTCCCGCCACAGCGACGGCGGCAACCCGCGCCACAGCGCCACATAATCCTTCGCCGAGATCATCCCTGTCACCATCACACAGCCTCCGCCAAAGCCATCCTCCGAGCCAGCTCCGCAATCCCATGCGTGATGTTCAGCTTCCGAAATATCTCCCCACGTTGAACCTCGATCGTTCGATACGACACCCCCAAATGCCGGCCCGCCTCCTTCGAGGTCGAGCACAACACCCCAACCTCAAACGCCACAGCAATCTCACACGGGCTCAACCGCCCAAGCAATCCATAGTGCTGCGGACCCATCATCGGGGACGCCTTTCCCCCCCAAACCATCGCAATGCCAACTGAAGCCACCCCATCCGCTTCGTCGGAAACGGCAAAAACCGCCGCCACGATCGCTGCTCGTCAAAGTAAACCTCCCCGGTCCACGTGTTCAACCGTAATACCGGACGGAATGCCCGCCTAACAATCGGCTCCATCGGACAGCCTTTCACCCAGCCCCTACAGAGTTTGCGGCCCGCCTCGGCGGCTTGCGAGGTGCCTAGTGAAGAACGCTGCCGCAAACGAGGACGGCACAGGGCCCCTGCCGCAATGTCGAATACCCCACACTCATACACCCAACCCCCAAAACCGCCAAACTAGCCCCCCCTTCCCTCGGAAGCCCCTTTTCCAGAGCCTACGACTTAACGAGTTAACCCGAATGGCCAGTCAGACAAGCACTGTCTGCTTCCTTCCCCATCAATTTATTGAACTTGCTGCCCTTTCTTAGAGGCTCCGGGCGCTAACCCCGAACTTGCGTCCCTGGTGATGTTGCAACCAGCGCGGCGCCTTCACAATTGGCGCAGAACCTCAAGCACACTTCTCACCAAAAGACAGAAAAGAGCAGGGAAGCAAGCAATATACCTGATCGGGAAGACAGGAAACAGTGCCCGTTTAGACCGTCTTGCGGGTTAACTCGTCTAGTCAACCACCGAGAACCGTTGGGGCAGTAAGACAACCAGAGATGCACGGTGGGTTTTTTTGGGGTGGACTGAGGAAGGGGCGACCAACTCTGTCCGGCTCGGGGACCATCGGCTGGCGGGCGTTTGGCGCGCCAGCTGGGGCTTGGCGCCAGCCCGGGCTGTGGCTGTACCCGTGTCCTGTCCAAATGCCCTGGTGGGGCTTTCGAGGTCGTTGATTTCGTTGGATAATCCGCGCTTGCGTCGCGTTGGTGTCTTGTGGCGGCCCACTCCGCTCGCCCCGGGGCCACCGATCACGGGGATTGCCGCTGCCGAGCGGTATCCGATGTCTGTACGGATTGAATCCGTACGCTCTACCCACGGTGACCCTGCTTTGTCTTACCTCCCTGTCGAGGTCTTTGTTTCTCTGTTCCTGGGTGTGGGAGGCCGCGCGCGACGTAGAGGCATGCTTTAACG